GAGCTGGCCGCATGGGATTACCTGCAAGAAGCGTGGGATCAGATTCAGTTCGGCGTTCGCCTTGGCTCTCACACGCGCTTGATCTGCTCTACTACCCCGAAGCCCAAAGACTTGATCGTTGAGCTGGTTGGCCGGGAGGGCGAAGACGTTGTGCTGACCAGAGCCAGTACTTACTCCAATCTGGCAAACCTTGCGCCATCCTTCCAAAAGCAGATCTTGCAGTACGAGGGAACCAAGATTGGCAGGCAAGAGATACATGCGGAGATCCTTGATCCCGAGGACTCTGGCATTGTCAAGCGCGAAATGTTCAAGTTATGGCCTGCCGGCAAGGCGTTCCCCAAGTTCGAGTACATCATCCAGTCTTACGACTGCGCCAGCTCAGATAAGACCAAGAACGATCCGACCGCCTGCATTACGTTCGGCGTCTTCAAGCCATTGGACGGCCCAATGAGCGCTATGGTGATCGACTGCTGGCAGCAACACCTCCAATACCCTGACCTGCGTCCCAAGGTGATCGACGAGTACGCCATTGTGTTTGGGGAGGGCAAGGATGCCAAGCGGGTTGACCTGATCCTGATTGAAGACAAGTCCGCAGGCATTGCCTTGATCCAAGACTTGCGCCGTGGTCACTTACCTGTCGTGCCTTACAACCCCGGACGGGCTGACAAGGTGCAGCGCCTGAACATCGTGTCCAACATCATCGCCCGTGGCCGTGTGTGGATACCAGAGTCAGACAACAGGAAGGGCTACGTCAAGGCATGGGCTGAGGGCTTTGTAAGCCAGATCTGCTCCTTCCCTGATGCCGCCCATGACGACTTTGTGGACGCTTGCACTCAGGCTCTGCGGTATCTCAGGGATGGCGGCTGGATTGACATCGACGGAGATCCGCCTTCGCTGTATGACGATGACGACTTTGCTGACAGCGTTGGCAACAAGCCAAAGGGCAATCCGTATGCCATGTAAGGTAGACTCCACGCCCCTCAGCGGGTATGATCACGCAACTTCAACACCGAGGTCGTGATGGCTACTATTCCTCGTTACCCCAAAGTCTCCACACAGAACCTCGCCCGTACACCGGGCTTTGACTTTGATGTTCCCTCCCCTTTGAGCCAAGCTGTTGGCCGTCGCATGACAGAGCAACAAGCTGCCGAGGCCAAGCTTGCTGACATGAACATGTCCCCGCTGAATAAGGCTGTGTCCGCGCTCAAGGCCACCGCCTCCATGGGCACGATGCTCTTCCAAGCCATCCAGCAAGCCCCCAAAGCACTGCAAGGCGAAGACGCATACACCGAGGCCATTGGCAACCGCGCCTACATCCCTGAAGACCCAAAGGCTTTGGAGTACATGGGCGACTTCGGCAACATGCTGGAGAGGCTGGAGACTGAATACAAGATCCCGCCCATCATGCCCGAGTTGCTGCCGTTTCAATCGTTGGCTGGCATGGCAAGCTCCCAAGCCGCTAAAGGCGTGGGGCAAGGCGCTACCCGTGCAGGTATGGCCGCTGAACGTGCGTTGGACAAGCCCGTGACCGACATCATGAACCGTGGTGGGCGTGGAGCTGAGATGCTCGGTTCGTTCGCTACCAACCCAGCTCAGGTGATCAAGGAGAAGGGTGGAAATTGGTTGGGTGGGAAGACAGCCATTTCTGTTGAGAGCGGGTTGGAGAGGCTCAAGAAAAACAAACTGGCCGCTGAAAGCCTCAAAGAAATGGGGAGTGTTTACCCGCCTGAGGCGGTGGCGGCCCTGTCACCCGGAAATCAAACGACTGTCAATAACGCCTACCGCCACTTGGAGAAAGAGGTTGCCCTGAACAATTGGCTTGATCGCAATGTAGGCAATTACATCAAAAAGGAAATGGGTACGCCTGAAGACCCTGTGCGCTTGATGTTTGAAAGACGTGCGCAAGAGATTGAGGCTCAATACCAAGTTGGCATGAATCGCGCACAGCGCCTGAGAGAACGAGCAGAGGCAGAACCTGATCCACGCAGGCAAGCCAACCTGTTGCGTCAAGCCGAGCAGGAAGAGGCTCAAACCAAGTTCGATAGAGACTTCGCCATGGAGAACGTCACTCATCTGCCCAAGGAAGATATTGATTTTGGCAACCTTGACGAAGACGCTTTGAATGACCTAAGGCAAATACGCTCAGAACAGGGCTTTGCACCAGAGGGTATGGCAAAGTCAGAGCCAGCAAAGGCTTGGGAGAATCTTGCTGATGATTCAATCTACGTCAGAAATGCAGAACAACTTCAAAAGCAAAAGGGTGCATTTGAAACATTCAAAGATGTCGAGCAGACATATTTAAACAAGACGGACGAAATCCAAAGAGAGTATGCAAGAGCACTCAGAGATAAAGTTGCAGAAACTGGCGCTCAATTTTCTGAAAAAGATTTGCAAAACATTGTTAACAACACGCCAATAAGTGACAAGGCAAGATTCCTTGGTGTTGACGTAGATTTCAAGCAATTGCAAGATGAGTTTTTCCAAAAGAGAAACCAAACAAGCTCGGGCTTGTTGTCTATGGCGGAAGAGAACCCATGGGTTGAGAAGCTTGCGCCAACAGAAAAACTCTACAGTGGCCGTATTGGTGGTCTTGGGCTTGACCACGTCATTGATGTGATCAGGCAAGACGTTGAGGCTGGGCGCATCCGCCCTGAGCAACTCAACAGGCTGTCCATGGATCAAGCCATTCAGCGCACTGCTGAGTTCAACATGGAGCGAGCCAAAACAATGCGCGAAGCTCAGATCAAGCAGACCGAGGGCTTTCCTGTCTACAAAGACTATGGTGATGAAGGCTACAAGTGGATTGAGCTGACTAAGCCCAAGATTACTGTTGATACGCCACTACCTGAAGGTTTTAGATGGCTTGAGCCAAAGAACGGTTACGAGCGTTTGGAAGGCCCAAGTATTCTTGACCCACAGCGCAGACGTACATATCTCGGCGACACAAAAGAGCAAGCACTTCAAATTGCAGAAGAGCGGTCAACGCTTGGCTCTGAACAGCAGAAGATGCTTGAAGACGCCCTCAAGTACGAAGGCGACACCATGGGCCACTGCGTTGGCGGCTACTGCCCTGACGTGTTGGAAGGTAAGTCACGCATCTACTCCCTGCGTGACAAACGTGGTGAGCCTCATGTGACTGTTGAAGTTCAACCAATGCGTGGCTCTGAGTTGGGGCGATATGCCGCCGACTTGCCCGAGGGAGAAGATGTGGCGGCAATGAAAAATCCGCCAAATCGGATTGTTCAAATCAAAGGCAAGCAGAACGCCGCACCTAAAGCTGACTACCTGCCCTATGTACAAGACTTCGTGCGCAGTGCAGAATGGTCTGATGTTGGCGACTTGAAGAACACTGGGCTGGTCAGGCAAGACGGTAAGTACATGACTCAAGCAGAGTATGACGACTACTTGCTGAATGAGCTGAAGCCGCCTGAGCCTCCCGTTGAAGGCATGAAACGTGGCGGCAGAGTCCAGATCTCCGACAACCCTGACACCATGATGATGGAGTTGGAAGACCAGAAGCTTGCTGGTGGCGGGTTATTGAGCAAAGCAATGAAGCTTGCCCGTGCGCCAGCCAAGAAGGCTGACGAGATTCGCACAATTGCACAGCGCATGTCACCTCAGATCACTGGTGAAGAGTTTGTCCGCAAAGACAAGGGCACAAAAAGTATTGCTGAAAAAACACAGAAACAGTTTGCTCGTGAGAAGGAAATCAAGCACGACATTCGACCGACCAATGGCGAACTTCCTACTGAGAAGGCCATTGACATGGAGAAGCTCAAGGGCAATGTCATGATCGGCATCCCCGGCGACCCGACGATCTCTGGGCAAACACTTCACTCTGTTGCAGGTAGAGAGTTGGTCAGCCCATCCCCTCAACATGGCGGCCCTTTGTACGGCCTTGGTCGTGACGATGATGCGTTCTGGGCTTCCAGTCTTGGGGCGGCTAACCGTGTTCAAAATCTTGCCCGAGAGGCTGGTCAACAGTACGATGCGCCAGTGCTTGGCAACTACGTCATGATGGGGCCAGACTCGTACAGCTTTGCCCAGCATTTTGCTGATGCCAACTTGCAAAACATTCGACCTGAAGAGATGACGAAAGCCCAGATCAAAGGCTTTAACGACATGGTCAAAAAGGGCTACCCTTACAAAGACAGCAAAGGTGTCAGTCGTCAGCGTGTCTTCCCTTCGTTCCCCGGAATCGAAAACCCAGAAGATATGTATTTGCACATGTCGATTGACCCAGACCTGCGAAAGCATTTTGGCAATCTGATGCAGATGCCTACTGTTACTGAGAAGTACAACATGCCAAGTGGCTTGGATGTGGCTCATGCAGTGACTGTGCCTGAGTTGCGTGATCTTGAGATTGGCGTGACAGGCAAGTCAATTGGTCGCATGCGTCCAGAGCAAACAGAACTCAAGCTCTCCACGCACCCAACTTATTCGCACGACATCCCCGGCGAATACATCGGGGGTATGGATCAGCCAGTCCCCTACGAGTTAATGTTCCCTGACACCGTAAAGTCAGTCAGAGAGAACCCGAAGCAAGTTGGCCAAGAGTTTGGAAGTTTCAAGATGGTTGGCCCACGCCAGATCATTGACCCCCAGCTTATTGATGAGCTTGGTATGTACCGGGACTTCATCAAACAATACACAGGCAAAAAGGATGGCGGCTTGATCAAGGTCAAGCGCAAGGCAGGTGGCGGCATCATCAAGAAAGCAATCAAGGCCGCAGGCAAGGCTGCTGAAGCGCCAGCCACCAAGCGTTTGGAGATGAGCTTCAAGGATGTTGCCAAGCCTGTTCCAGAGCTTACTGAAGCCTCGCAAAAGCTCAAGGCTGGTCAACTGTCCCGCGAGGAGTACGAGGCTCTTGTGAACAAGCACAAGCCCGTCACGCCATATAACTTTGTTCCGCAACCTGCTACGGCTGAAGATGCAAATCGTGCGCTGAACGTAACCCAGCGCACAAAGTTTGGCAAAGTTCAAGACATAGCGCCGGGTACGCCTACTGGCCTGCGTTTGGACATCAACGCCTACAAGGATCATGGCGTGTGGGTGAACTCCATCCACCCCAAGGACATGCCGACAACCTACAACAATGTATCGTCTGTCACAAATGCGGACATGGTCATGCCTGAAGACAAGGCGTTGGAAGTGGCGACCAGAGAGAAGAACAAATCACCATTTGCCGTGATCCGTGGAGGCTGGAACCCCATCAATGAAGAAGAGGCTGTCACCAAGGCTCAGGAATACCTGAACCACCCTGACTGGGTGCAGGTGGGTATTGACCCCGAGCGCCACGGCTACTACTACAACCGCGCCACCATGGAGCCGATCATCAGAGCCGAAGAGGTTATCCAGATTGGCCCATTGGTGCTGGCTAAAAATCCTGTCACAGCACCCAAGGAGTTGTTCAAGTACGCCCGTGGTGGAGCCATCAACGCTGAAGACCTGATCCTGACGGAGCGCCCACTGTGACTCTACTCAAGCCACTCATCAGGGCTGGCAAAGCCGCCGCCAAAGAAACGCGCAAGAACAAACCGTTCTTCTCGGCTGTGGACAAGGCCGCGCTGGAACTGCCTCGCCCCAAGGGGACTGGCAAAGAGTTCATGACCGAGCTGCGGAGAGTGCCCGGGGTCAAACCCGCTGAGATCCAACACCGCAAGCTGGAGCGCCTCGAAGCACTGCCCAAGATGGAGAAGGCTGACTTCCTCAAACAACTGGAGGAAAACCCGCCTGTCAATTTGGGTGAAATGCAGTTTTTAGAAGACACTCCACAGAACAGAGATCTCTTGGCAGATGAGCGTTTTGGCACTTCATTTGACGAGTTGAGGTCAAGCGAAGCTGAAGAGATTGAAGATCAAATGGCTACATACAGCCAGTACAAATCCCCCGGCGGGGAAAACTACCGCGAGATTGTTTTGCAGATGCCATCATTTGGTGGGCAAGACTTGGAAACTCTGAATTACTTGGAGGCCATGGAGCGCCGCGAAGGCATCCCCACCGACTACGGTAGGGAAAACTTGGCACGTCTTCGCAAGAAGCGCGACGAGATGGGCAACGTATACCGAACTCCGCACTGGGATGGTATGCCAAATGTGTTGGCTCATATGCGTGTTCAAGACCGCATAGTCCCAACTTACAGCAAGGAGCAAGCTGAAGATATTGGCAGACGGATTGCCGAAGGCATCAACGTACAAAACCCCAGCAATTTAGGTAGCGGCTCTATTCAGATGGCTATCAACAAAGGCTTGGTAACGCCAGAAGAAGCCGCTCAATACGCTGATTTCCGTGGCTTCCAAGGCGTAGATACCAAAGGCGCAAGACAGAAGATTCTTCATGTTGAAGAGATTCAGTCTGACTGGCATCAAGCTGGCCGCAAAAAAGGCTACGTCACGGGAGACAGCCAAGCAAAGCTTGATGAGCTGACCGCCAAGCAAGAAGAGTTAAAAGCCCTGCGCAAAGATCTTCACAACAGGGCAGGCGCACTGCCAGATGGCCGAGAAGATGAATTCATGTCTTTGATGGATCAGGCCAACGACATCACGCCACAAGTGATGAAGATGCAGTCAGAGATTGACAAGCTGTCTGATCTGAAGCGCACTGGTGTACCTGATGCCCCATTCAAGAAGAACTGGCATGAGCTGGCAATGAAGCGCCTGATCAACTACGCCGCAGAGAATGGCTACGACAGCATTGCTATTACACCCGGCGCAGAGCAGGCCAAACGCTACGACCTGAGCAAGCACATCAGCAAAGTCAGATATTTCGATGATCCCGATTCTGAGTCTGGAATTCTTCATGCATACGATTTAGAAGGCAACAATGTCTTAAATCAAAGAATGTCTCAATCAGAACTTGAACAGCACGTCGGAAAAGATGCCGCCAAAAAGCTGATGGCTCAACAAATTGAAAAGAACGAAAGAACTGGCTACCCATCGCAACAAAGAACATTATCTGGCCTTGACCTACAAGTTGGCGGCGAAGGCATGATGGGCTTCTACGACAAGATGATCCCCGACTATCTGAACAGCTTTGGCAAGAAGTACGGATCACAGGTTGAGATTGGCGGGTATAAGTTGCAAGGCGATCCATCCTTGCGCGGCGAGGCGTCCGAGCGACTTGGGCTTGCTGGTCAAAGATTTGATGAAATGACGCCAGAGGAGATCGAGGCGTTCAATGCCAAGCTCGATGAATCTAACGCCCAACAATTGCACCACTTCAAGATCACGCCAGAGATGCGTGAGGAAGTCACCAGCCAAGGCATGCCCCTGTACCAAAAGATTGGTGTGCCCCTTGGGACTGGAGCGGCTGGCGCAGAGATGGAAGTCCCACAACCAATAGAAGAAGTTGAGCAGGTTGAAGAGCCTGCATATGCTTTTGGCGGCAAGGTCAAAGTGCATGTCTCGGATAATCCAGACGTTATGTTTATGGAACTGCACGACAAAATGTTTAAAAGGAAATAGCCATGGCAACACAGATGCCGATTGACCAAGAAGACGGGCGCAATATCCCCGGGATGCAATCAATGACTCCCAACGAAGACGGAAGCGTTGACGTTGAGATTGATTTGGATGACTCACAAATCGAGGAATTGCCCGACGGCTCCGCAGTTGTGACCATGGATGATGGCTTCAAAGGCCCAAGCGAAGACGAAGACTTCTATGCCAACTTGGCTGAAGACGAAATTGATGCATGGGAGCTGGACAAGATTGCCATGCGTTACATCGACCTTGTTGAGAAAGACAAGGATGCCCGCGCACAGCGAGACAAGCAGTACGAAGAGGGCATCCGCCGCACTGGCATGGGGAATGACGCCCCCGGCGGCGCTACCTTCATGGGTGCATCCAAGGTCGTTCACCCCGTCATGGCCGAAGCCTGCGTGGATTTTGCCGCCCGCGCCATCAAAGAGCTGTTTCCCCCTGATGGCCCAACCCGAACCAAGATTCTTGGCAAGGTCGATGAGGAAAAAACTGCCATTGCAGAGCGCAAACGCGACTACATGAACTGGCAGTTAACTGAGCAGATCGAAGAGTTCCGCGATGAGCAGGAACAATTGCTGACCCAACTGCCTTTGGGTGGCTCACAGTTCATGAAACTCTGGTACGACGAGCAGAAAAAGCGCCCTTGTGCTGAGTTTGTGCCCATTGACAACATACTTTTGCCGTTTTCAGCCGCCAATTTCTACACATCTCAGCGTGTGACTGAGGTTCAGGAGATTACCGACTGGGAATACAAGCGCCGCATTGCGTCTGGCCTGTACCGTGACACGGATTACGTTCGTGCAACGATGGAGCCAGATCAAACCCGCTCCGAAAAAGCCAACGAAAAGATCGAGGGCAAGAAGTACGAAGATAACGATGATGGTATTCGCACCATTTACCACATTTACACATGGCTTGAGCTGGAAGATGATGGCCGATCAAGCGGCGAAATGGCTCCGTACATCATGATGGTGGACAAGCTGGAAAGCAAAATCATTGGCCTGTACCGTAATTGGGAAGAGGGCGACGAAACCATGACCAAGTTGGATTGGATGGTGGAGTTCAAATTCATCCCGTGGAGGGGCGCATACGCTATTGGGCTACCTCACCTTATCGGAGGCTTGGCGGCGGGCTTGACGGGCTCATTGCGGGCCTTGCTGGACTCTGCGCACATCAACAACAGCGCCACCATGCTGAAGCTCAAGGGCGCGAAGATGTCGGGCCAGTCGCAGCAGGTCGAGGTCACCCAAGTGGTGGAGATCGAGGGAGCGCCGGGGGTCGATGACATCAAAAAGATCGCCATGCCCATGCCCTTCAACCCTCCCAGCCCTGTGCTGTTCCAATTGATGGGCTTCTTGGAGAAGTCTGCCAAAGGCGTGGTGACCACTGCCGAGGAAAAGATTGCCGATGTGAACGCTCAAGCGCCTGTTGGCACGACTCAAGCCTTGATCGAGCAAGGTGCGGCTGTGTTTTCAGCCATCCATGCCCGTTTGCACGACAGCCAAAGCCGTTTGTTGAAGATCCTTGGCCGCTTAAACCGCTGGTATCTGGACGAACAGCGCAAAGGCGACATAGTTGCCGATTTGGAGATCACAAAAGAGGACTTCAACCGCAATACGGACGTTGTGCCTGTCTCTGATCCCCACATCTTCAGCGAAACCCAGCGTATGGCCCAGATTCAGGCCGTCATGTCTCGGGCTGACAAACATCCAGAGCTGTATGACCTGAAAGCTGTTGAAGAGCGGTTCCTCAAGCAGATCAAGATTCCTTCTGTGAACGAAATTTTGCGCAATACACCCGACCCAGAGAAGCTTGACCCTGCCAATGAGAACGTTGCCATGGCTTTGGGCAAAACGGCCTTTGCTTTCATTGAGCAAGACCATTTGGCGCACATTCAGAGCCATTTGGACTTTGCCAAAGACCCTGTGTTGGGCGCAAACCCATTAATAGCTCCAGCTTTCATACCGCAAGTCATGGAACACCTGAAGCAGCACTTAACCTTGTGGTACTTGAACCGCACTAACGGCTACATCGCCAAGGCTATGGGCAAGCCATTGCTTGATTACAACGATGCGGAAGAGAAAACCTCAGAGTTGGACAAGTTGTTTGGCATTACTGCCCAGCACGTCAATTTGGACACACAGCAGGTGTTCTCTGGCATCCTACCTGTGATCCAGCAGATGATGCAACAAATGCAGCAGTCTCAGCCACAGGCTCCAATGACGCCAGAAGCCAAAGTCTTGCTGGATACATCTATGGCCGAGACCCAGCGCCGCACTGCCAAAGATCAGGCGGACATCCAGTTGGCTCAAAAGAAGCAACAGGACGAACTCATGCTTGCTCAGGAAGAGAACGAGTTGCGCCTTGCCATTGCGGAAGGCGACAACGAAACCAAAGAGCGCATTGAATCTGCAAGATTGACCCGTGACACGGCCAAATTGCAATACGAGCAGCAAAAAACTGCATTAACTTTCTCTAACCAAGGAAACCAAAATGTCTAATAGCGATCAAGCACAAAAAAGCGCACTCGTTCCCCAGCACAAGCGCATGGCGCAAGGCGAACAAGTTGGCACATCTATGCCCAGCAATGGCGACAACAAGAAAAAACAAGGAGGTCTGTCACAAGCCAAGAAAAAATAAATGAACACCATTGGAGATTTAATTGGAGCGTTGAAGAGTCGGCAAGCTGAAATTGCAGCTTCACTCGCAGGCGGGAACGCCAGCACATGGGAGGCTTATCAACGCATGGTTGGGCACAACCACGGACTGCAAGAGTCCTTGGACATCTTAAACAAATTATTAAAGGATGATGATAATGAATGAACCCGAAGCTTTGAACAAAGCTGAGATGGATTGGGCTTTCCCAATCGTAGATCCGGGCGCAAAACCTCTTGGTGGACGCATTTTGGTGCAACTCCGCAGAACCAAAAAGAAGGCAACAAGCTCGGGAATTATTTTGGTTGAAGAAACCAGAGAAACCGAAAAGTGGCAAAACATGGTGGCAAAAGTCATCGAGGTCGGCCCACTGGCGTACAAGCACCGAGACACCATGCAATCATGGCCTGAAGGTAGCTGGGCGCAAGTAGGCGATTACATCCGTGTGCCCAAATGGGGCGGTGACCGTTGGGAGATCAAAGTGCCCGGCGAAGACGACTTGGACGATCCTGCATTGTTTGCCGTGTTCAATGACCATGAGGTTA